CCGCCTGATCGGGCGTTCTATCTATGACATGACGCAGGACTTGCAGGTAATTAAGTCCACACTGATGCGTCAGTATCTGGACAGCGTTTATACCAGCACGTTGCCACGCATAGCCGCCGTCGAGGGCATGGTAAATTTCGATGATTTATTAGATGGCACGGCTGGCGGGGTAATTCGGGTTCGTCAAAGTGGCATGATCCAGCCTATTCAGGGCAATCCTGTCGGCAATGAAATCCAGCCATTGCTAGGATATCTAGATTCGGTCAAGGAACAGCGCACAGGCATGAGCAAGGCATCACAAGGTCTTGATGCTAATGCCCTGCAATCCACAACAGCTAGTGCTATTAGCGCGACTGTCAGGGGCGCACAGGTAAAGCTCGAATCCTACGCTCGAACCATGGCTGAGTGTGGCGTGAAGCAGTTGTTCAAGGGCATCCTGCACTTAATCACCAAGTACGATAACAAGCCACGGATTGTCAGACTGCGTAACAGCTATGTGCCGATTGATCCGGCTGAGTGGCACAGTGAGTTTGATGTCATTGTTCAGGTGGGCTTAGGTACGGCTGACGATGAGCAGAAGATTGCGTTCTTGCAAGCTATTGCGGCAAAGCAGGAACAGATACTGCAAACGCTGGGCGCAGACAATCCTGTTGTTAGCCTACCGCAGTATGTGTCAACGCTGAGAAGCATTGCAGAGATTGGCGGCTTCAAGGACGCTGACCAGTTCTTTAACAATCCACAACAGATTGCCATGCAGATGCAAGCGATGCAACAACAGCCACAGCAAGACCCTAATGCGGCACAGACGCAGATGGACATGGCTAAACTTCAGCAAGAGATGGCACTGAAGCGTGAGCGTATGCAGATGGAGATTCAGCTAGAGCGTGAGAAGATGCAAGCCGAACTAGAGCTACGGCGGCAGGAACTCGCGGCAGAGGCGCAACTCAGAGCAATCAAGGCGCAGACTGACGCTGAGATTAGCACTAACTTACCGAGGTAGATATGGCTAACAATGTAACCTTACCAAAGCGTACAACGATTGAGGGGATGCCTCACAAGTTGGCTTACATTACGCCACAGGAAGGTGATCTGTTAAAACGTATGGGTGGCTCTGGTCAGATGCACAGAGGCGTACCATCTTACAGACCTGCTGGGGATACTGGTGCTACTGCGGCAGGAAGTTCTGGCGGTATTGGGGCAAGTGTTGGTGCGGCGGCAGGTGGCGCAGGTAGTATTGGTGGCAGTTCCATCAGCGGTGATGGCAGAGGATTAGCGGCTGATGTCGCGGCGGCTCAAGCGGTAGCTCAAGCCCAGCAAGCTATTGCGCAAGCAGAAGCCCAAGCCGCGCAACAAGCGGCAGTTGAGGGATACATTGGCAAGGCCGCATCACAGCAATTAGCAAATATAGCTTTTAATAACGCACTGCAACAAGCACAAATGGTTAACGCAACATCAATAGGGAAAATAGCTTCTTTTCTTTCTGGGCAGACACCAGAGCAAGCGGCATTGGCGCAAGCGGTAAGTTTGATGGGTATGCCGAATGTCGGTCTTAGCCCAACAGGAAGGGTGACAGCACCTATTGGAACTGCTGGCAGTATTAATCAAGGAAAATTTGGCGTAACTTATTCTGGCATGCCTCAAGCTGGTTACACTGGGGCATTTTCTAACTTGGTTAATCCACCATCCGCGCCAGACGGCAGAGAGCCACCTGTGCAAGTCGCACCTATTGTCGATGAAGAAGGCCGCGCCAGATGCCCGACAGGTTACTATTTTAACGAAACACTGCAAGCCTGTGTTATGGACACAAGTGCTACTAGTCCATTTCAGCCAACAGCACCAGTTGCACCAACTGCGCCATCAGGCGATTACTACGCTCGAACTGGATTGCTTGACCAGCCACCATCAGGATTGCTAGAGGCTGGCTTTGGCACACCACAGGATTTTGCGGCGGCAAATACAGCTTTCCGCAGAGGCGCGGCTACACGCCCAAGTATGTACACTGACCCCTATAACTTACAAGGATATACACTCTTATCATGAATGAAGGAAAACTGCGTGAGCGTATGGATCGCGGCGAAAAGGCGGCGGCACTCCTGCGAAACGAAATCCTACAAGAGTCGTTTTCGTATCTGGAAAATCAATTTATTACTGCGTGGAAGGAATCTGGTGTCTCCGACACTGAGAACCGTGAGCGCATTTACCAGCTTCTGCAAGCCCTTACTGCATTGCGTGGACACATCGAAAGTGTGGTCATGGATGGTAAGATTGCGAAGACAAGTCTAGGTGGCTTGAAATGAAACCTCAATTTAGTTTATAAAGGATAAAGTGATGAGTACCGATAACTCTAATGAGAACGGCGCAATATCAACACAAGATGCAATAAGCCTGTTAATGCAACCCCCAGAGCCGGACAAGGTTGACGATGAACAGAGCGTAGAGGCAACGGCAGTTGAAGAACAGCCAGAAGTCTCAGAGCCTGAGTATGACGAAGCCGAAGCTGAGGTAGATGAACCCGAAGCTGAAGCCGAAGAATATGACGGCGAAGATGTTGAGGACGACACTGAAGAAAGTGACGAGCCAGAGCAACCCGAAGTCTATACCGTCAAAGTCGATGGTCAGGAATACGAGGTAACGCTTGATGAACTCAGATCAGGATACAGCCGTCAACAGCATTTTACAAAGCGTAGTCAGGAACTAGCAGAGCAACGCAAAGCCTTTGAACAAGAGGCCGCAGAAACAAAGCAGTATCGTGATTACTACGCTCAACAGCTTGAGCAATTAAGCAACCAACTCCAGCAGACAATTCCTAGCGAACCTGACTGGACGGCACTAAGTCAGCAATATGAAGCTAAAGAGCTTTTTGCGATGAAGGCCGAGTACGATAAGCGCAAAGAAGAAATTGCGCGAGTCGAACAAGAGCGAGAGCGCATCGCTCAACAGCAAAGCGTTGAAGCGCAACATCAGATGCAACAGCATCTGGCGACACAAAAAACAGAAATGCTGGAGCGTATTCCGGCATGGCGTGATGAGGGTCGCAGAAACAAAGAGCGTCTTGATGTCATTAAATATGCACAGGATGTTATCGGCTTCAGCGAACAAGAGATTGCAAATGCGTCTGACGCAAGAGCGATTGAGATGCTGTATAAGGCATGGCAGTACGACAAGCTCCAGAAGGATGCCCCTGCTGTCAAGAAGAAAGTCCAAAGCGCACCAAAGGTTGCAAAGGGCGGTCAGCCCAAGACAAAAGCTCAAGTTCAAACTCGTCAACGCCGTGACGCTATGAACAAACTTACGAGAACTAAGTCTGTTGATGCGGCGGTGGAATTTTTAATGTCAGGTCGTTAACAGGAGCTTATTATGACCACTTTTACCACATCAGATGCCATTGGTGAGCGCGAACAGCTTGCAAATGTCGTGTATCGTATTGACCCAGATGAGACGCCAATTTTTTCTGCGGTTAAAAAATCAACTGGCAACGGAATCTTCCTTGAGTGGCAGATTCAGGAACTAGCCGCCGCAAGTGCTACCAACTTTGCAACTGAAGGTGCTGATGCGTCAATCGCCGCCGCAACACCAACTGTTCGCGCTGGTAACTATATGCAAATCTCACAGAAGGCTTATGCTGTTTCCAACACTTTGGAACAGGTTGACAAAGCTGGTCGTGAGCGTGAATCCCAGTATCAGCGTGTGCTGAAATCTCTGGAACTGCGCCGCGACATTGAGAAGGCAATCGGCGACACCAACGTAGCACGTTCCGGCTCTGACCCTCGTAAATCAGCATCGCTGATGACTTGGATCACCAACGGTTCTGTTGGCTCTGGTTCAACCTTCTCTGCTGGTCTTGGAACTGACGCTGTGACTGTTGGTACAGCCGCTTCTCGTGGTCTGTCACTGGCACTCATTGATGACGGTATGCAGGACGCTTGGACGGACGGTGGTTCACCAAAGATGATGGTGACATCTGCCGCCAACCGCGCTGTGTTCTCTGACCTCAGTGCATCCAGCAACTTGGTTAACAACCAAGTGAACATGACGAAGGCAAAGGAAGTCACCTATGTTGGTTCAACCTCTGTCTATCTGACTGACTTTGGCACGATTGAGGTTAGCCCATCACGCTTCATGAGCAACGACAAGTTGTTCTTGATTGATCCAGACTTTGTTGAAATCGCCACCTTGAACGGTCGTAACTTTGCTGAGAACAGCATTGCGGCTACTGGTGACGCTGAGAAGTTCCAGATCATCTGCGAATGGACACTCAAGCCACTAGCACCAAAGGCTCACGCCGCTGTGCTTGACCTAGACGGTACTGCCGCCTAACTAATCCTGAGAGGGGCGGTTCGCCGCCCCTTTCTTTTGCGAATGAGAATAATTATCATTATCATTAACACAGGTGATTTATGAAACGCCCCCTGATTACTGACCCCACAACAGGGAAGACCGTGTACCTTCAGAGTGATACTGAGGGTGATCACATTGTTACTGAGCAGAAGTTTGACACCCTGCTAAAGATCAACAAACAGATGAGCGATGACTGGAATTATGGTCAGATGCGCGGCACGCAGAAGCACATGGCGCACATTGCCGAAATACCCAATGTATTGTATCATCACCTCTTGAAGACGCTGGGCAAGCCTAGCGAAAACCCAAAGGCATGGAAGCAGTGGCTCAACGATGGTGAGAACCGCGCTTTTAGAACTGGTGGCGGCAACGTATGAGCATTGGCACTTATTCAGAACTCAAGACAGCTATTGCCAACTTTCTGGCAAGGGATGACCTGACCGCGCAGATACCTAACTTTATCCAGCTTGCAGAAGGCCGGATGTCACGCGAGTTAGAGACACGCGAACAGGAAAAGCGGTCAACGGCTACACTAACGGCTGGCGATGAATATATTGCCCTGCCGACAGATATGCGTGAGGTGCGTGAGGTTAAGTTAAACACCACGCCAATTACCGTTCTTAGCTATCACAGCCCAGTGTCTCTGGACACGAGTTACCCTGATTCTTCTACCGGCAAGCCTCTAGGCTTTAGTATTGTCGGGCGCGAGATGAAACTGCGTCCGATCCCAGACAGTGCATATACGGCAGAAATCGTGTATATTGGGTCATTAACGGCAATCAGCGATAGCAACACACCAACGCTATTTCTGAGATCGCCTGACTTGTATTTGTACGGTGCATTGGCAGAAGCCTATGCGTATTTGCTCGATGAGCAGAGAGCCGCACAGTATGATCAGAAGTTCAGCCGTGGCATGGAAGAAGTTAAGGTTGATGAGCAGAGGGCGCATTATGGAACAGGCTCACTGCACATCAAGTCTATTTACAGCAAGCAAAATGCGAGTATGGAGTAACCTATGAGCGCAATGTCAGACTATCTTGAGAATAAGGTGCTTGACCACATTCTCGCCACAACTAGCTACACAGCACCGGCCACGGTGTATGTCGGGCTTTCAACAGGGGCGTTCGGTGACGACAACTCCGGCACTGAACTAGCTGGATCAGGTTATGGTCGTGTAGCGGCAAGTTTCGGTGCGGCATCATCCGGCACAGCCAGCAACGATGCGGCGATTGAGTTTTCTGCCGCGACTGGTAGCTGGGGGACAGTTAGCCACTTTGGTTTGTTTGACGCATCGACATCAGGCAATTTGCTGATCCACGGCGCACTGACATCAAACAAAGTAATTGAGACAGGCGATATCCTGAAAGTAGCAATCGGCGACATGGATATCTCTGCTGACTAAGTGGAGTGAGCCATGGCCTCTACTGCGCCATTAGATAAATTAACAGGAACGCTTGATAGTCTCACTATCACGTTAGACACTATTGGCGACAAGGTGGACTGGACAGCTACCGCCCTAGACCATATGGATGGCTGGGGTGCGCTTGATAGTTGGGACTACGGCGCGTTAGACACCCTTACACTAAGAGTATTTGTTGCTGAAGGTTCGGCATCAACAGCGATGTCGGCACAAACCGCCTCAGATCGCGTCAGGACGGCCTCTAGCATCGCATCACTAGCAATCACACAGGCGACAGACTCAGATCGCGTCAGGACGGTTTCTGCGGCGATTACAGGCGCGGCTAGTGTATCTGCCACAGCACAGCGCGTAATGTTCGCTTTTGTTACTGTGCCGATTGTTGATACGGCTACGGCAACAGGCACACGCATTAGAACGGTTGAGGCGACCGCATCAGCATCAGTATCAGCCACAAGCAACTCAAACTTTGTGACGCTGGGGCAAGCCACGGCAGATATTGCAGTGACTACCATAACTGGAATAAATGGTGTATTTTCTGGTGTAGGTGCTACTAGCATGGCGTATTCCGGCACGGCAGAGGCAGAGATACTTGGCGAGGCTTGGATAACGGTTGACTTTGGTGATGAGACTTGGGCTATCCAGAATGTTGGCAGTGAGGTCTGGGCAAACATCGCCGCAGGGAATGAGGTCTGGTTACAGCAATGATTACTTTCGGCGAATGGCTACCTGATCAGCCAGACATGAACAACACAATCACCACCGCCAAGAATGTGATTCCGGCGGCGCAGGGTTATAAATCTTTTCCGCAATTTGTTGAGTACAGTGGCGCGGCTAGTGACACTATTCGCGGCATTTTTGCGGCGAAAGATAATGACGGCAATGTCGAGCTATTTGCTGGAGATGCTACTAATCTCTATAAGTTTGACACCACTGACAGTAGCCTTGATGTTGTATCATCAGCCACCCATTCACTAGCAAATGCTGAGAAGTGGCGTTTCGTTCAGTTTGGCGAAGAAGTCTATGCGGCTGGCGGTGTGGGTGAGAGCATCCAGAAATGGACAGTAGGGACATCCACGCAATTTGCTGTGCTGTCAACAGATGCGCCAAAGGCTGACTATATTGCGGTCGTGCGTGACTTTGTGTTCACAGCTAATATTGATGAGGGTTCAGGCCGTATTCCATACCGCACCAAATGGTCTGGATTCAATACCGCAACTGACTGGACGGCTGGCACAAATCAGTCCGACTTTCAGGACATACCAGACGCAGGTGCTATTACTGGCCTAGTTGGTGGCGAGTATGCGACTATCCTAATGGAACGCGCTATTGTTCGCGCTACCTATTCAGGCTTGCCGCTAGTGTTTCAGTTCGACAAAGTGGAAACCCAGCGTGGCTGTAAGTATTCCGGCTCAGTGTGTAATGTCGGCTCTATTGTGTTCTTTTTGTCTGACGATGGGTTCTATGCCTTTGATGGGCAAAGGACTACGCCTATCGGTGCTGAGAAGATCAACGACTTCTTTATGACCGACTTTAACTCAAACTATGCCAAGAATATGTCGGCATCAGTTGACCCACAACAACAGATTGCTATCTGGTCTTATACCAGTACCCAGTCAACGTCTGGTACACCTGACAAGCTATTGATCTATAACTATGTGCTGGGCAAGTGGTCACTGGCAGAGGTTAGCGCAAACTACATTGCGCCATTCTTCTCATCAGGCTACACAATGGATCAGCTAGATAACATTTCGCCCACATTGGACGGATTGTCGTCAACTCTGGACAGTGCTTTGTTTAAGGGCGGTGAGTATTTCTTTGGTGGTGCATTAGGCGCAAGGCTGTACACATTCACAGGTGATCCGCTTGCGGCAACGATTGAAACAGGCGATATTTCGCTGTCAGAGGGCAAACACAGCATTGTGACTAGGGTATATCCATATCACGAGGATGGCACTGCTACTGTGCAGATTGGCACAAAGAACACACCTAGTGGCACAGCGACACTTGGTGCGGCGGCCTCAATGAATGATGAGGGGTTTGCGCCATTCCGCGAGTCAGGACGCTATCACAGGCTGAGAATGAACTTAACAGGCAACTGGTCAACGGCACAGGGTATTGATGTCGAGGCTAGGGGGATTGGACGCAGATGACAATTCGTCAGCGACAAACTAACTTTCGCACACTAAACCCAGTCACAGCCACCACGCGAGAGATCGCAGAGGTGCTTAACCGTACTATTGATGGCGGCCTAAACAGCATTGGTTATGCCACACTTGCCGCTAATGTGACTGAGACAACAGTTGAAGACCCACGCTATAATGTGGAAAGCATAGTGTTCTTTACAGGATATGACCACGATATTGAGCATCATGCGCCGTATGTAAAAAGCACTAGCACAAATGGAAACATGGTCATTGGACACGCAAACAATGGACACACAGCAGATATCGCGTATCTCATTGTTGGATGAGTGGGAGCGATGCCAGCACTGGATTGAGGCGGCACTGCCGTATGCAAGTAATAGCCACGGTATAAACGATGTGTGGCTGGCGATACAGAATGGTAAGGCACAGTTTTTTCCTAGACAAAAGTGTGCTATTGTAACGGAGATCGTTGACTATCCGCGCCGATCTGTTTGCCGTATATGGTTAGCTGGTGGCGATCTGGATGAGTTAATCGATGCCGAAAAAGACATTGCTCAGTGGGCTAGATCAATCGGCTGTTCAGGCATGGAAATTATCGGTCGTAAAGGCTGGCAACGCAAGCTAACGGACTATCAACCCAAGTCCACTGTTTTTGTAAGGGAACTATGATATGAGTAAGGGTGGCGGTTCAACCAGAACCATTACACAGCAAACAGCCGCACCAGAGTATGCACAGCCGTTTCTAAAGTATGGCTTGGCAGAAGCACAGCGTCTGTATGAATCACCAACACCGCAATACTACCCAGAAAGCACTGTGGTAGGATTTTCGCCAGAAACACAGATGGCTCTAGGTGGTATGCGCGAACAGGCGGTTGCTGGCAGTCCATTTATCCCAGCCACGCAAAATGTAGTAATGCAGAACCTGATGGGGACTAACCCATTACAGGCGGCGGCATTTAGGCCAGTTGTTGAGCAGATTGAGTCACAGGCCGCGCAAGCAGGTCGTTACGGCTCTGGCTATCAGCAAGCGGCAGTAGCACAAGCTCTTGCCCCATACGCTTACCAAGCCCAACAAGCCGCTATCCAGCAAGCACCTGCGGCATATCAATTTGGCATGGCTGACCTTGGCACACTTGCACAGGTTGGCGCGGCTCGTGAGGCACAGGCTGGCGCAGAACTAGCGGCGGATATCGAGCGTTTCCAGTTCGAGCAAGCAAGGCCATATCAGAAACTTGGCGATTACTTGCAGATGGTTCAGGGCGGTTCTGGTGCGTTGGGTGGTCAGACAATCACGCCACAGTTTAGACAGCCATTAGCAGGTGCTTTAGGCGGTGCATTAACTGGCGCACAACTGGGCGGCCAACTAGGCTTTGCTGGTGCTGGTAGTCTTGCGCCATTCGCTATTGGCGGTAGCTTACTGGGGATGATGTAACATGGCAAACGGATATCAGTTTCCTTATGGGTTTCAGCAGGGTAATCTGCTAACGGCACAAAGACCTACTGCCAAAAGTTTTTATCCGGCGGCTCAACAGGGTAAATTTGGATTGCCTAAACCATATGAGCCACAATCATCTATGCTTGCGCCAACTATGGCGGCTATTGCGTCAAGAACTACACAGCCACTATCGACACCAACGAGTGTTGCGATGCCAACTGCACCATTGGCGCGATCTCAGTTTTTGCAGGAACGGCAGGGCGTTCCATTGCCACGCCCACGTCCAGAGGGTATGCCACCTAGCGGCTTGGATCAGTTACGAGCCGCACAGCTACGGATGCCAGCAAAAGGTAGCCCAGAGGCCGCAGGATTGTCTGCGGCTGGCACACAGTTACTAGCGGCTGGTGGTTGGCAAGATAGACCAGTAACACTGGGCGAGACATTAGCATCTGGGATGCAAGCCTATACCACAGCAAAGCAAGAGGCTGAAAAACTGCAATATGATAAGCAACGGCAAGCGTTAGCGGATCAGCTTGCTTTGGCTGGTTTCCAACTTGATGTGCAAAAGGCTATGCAACCAGACCTAACCTCGGCTGAAAAAAATGCGTTGGCTATGGGGCTTCAGCGCGGCACTCCTGAGTTCAATGATTTCATTATGAGGGCGGCAACAAAGCCACAAACATCTGTGTTTATTGGTGGTGATGAACAGAAAAAATTGGCTTACCAAGAGGCGTTAAATACACGGAAAGAACTTAAAGAATCTGTTGCCTCAACTGAAGCAATGATACCACGTCTTATGTTGGCTATGGACTTGCTAGAAAGCGGTGTCGAAACTGGTAGGCTTGAGTCATCATTGCTTCCAGTAAAACAGTGGATGAGAAGTTTAAATCTGTTAAGCGATGAGCAGATAGAAAACTTAACTGATCAAGAGCTTATAGATAGTGCTACTGCGGCATTAACCCCTGCACAGCGTGTGGCTGGTTCTGGCACAACATCCGATAGAGACATGAACTACTATCAAAGAGCAACCGTAAATATGGCAAATACGCCTGAAGCTAACAGAGTTATTGCGGCTATGCAGATACAGCTTAATAAATACAACAAAAAGCGTTTGTCTTTATTTGATGATTACATTCAAGACAAAGGTCACGACTTTGGATTTGGAGATTATGCTGATGAACAGCTTGGTTCGTTCTATCAAAGGGTAGAAAGCCAAGAGCAGTTTCAGCAGTTAGTTGATGACGGTATGATCGAGGACGGTGATGTTTTCTTTAATGGGGTGTCCGGCGAGTTTGATGTTTTTAACAAAGAGGCTTTTCAGTAATGGCTCAATACACATTACCAACGCAAAAAAAGTACCAGAAGCCTGTTAAGGAAGTTGAAGCAACTGAGCCTAAAAAGCCAGCCACACTGGATGACTTACTGGCACAACAGCCAGAGGGCGGTTATTTTGGACAGAGTATGCGTGACTTGGCTGATTTAGGCTATGCCGCACAGCGTGGCATTACTAAGGGTGTTCTTTCTGTTCCTGCCGTGTTTGGCGAGATTGAGCGTCTGCAAAGAATGGGGTTGCGTGGTGCTGGCGTTGATGTATCACCAGAGCCATTTCTTTACGGCATGAAAGAATATCAGTCATTAATCCCATCACTTTCCACTGAAGCCAGAACCCCTACCGCGAGAGTCGCTGAAAAGGGCTTGGAATATGGTGTTGGTGCTGGCGTTCCAATGTCATTGCCAACTAAGGTTGGTCAGGTTCTTCCGGCAGTTAGCCGTGGGGTACAAAACTTGCGCAACCTTCTTAGCAGAACCCCAAGAGCCACAACTGAAGCCCCGACTGTTGCAAGCGAAGCGTTGCAAGCTGGCAAGTTGTTTGGCGGTATCGGTGTTACTGCTGGTGTAGCAGAGGAAATGGCTGGGGAGACTGCTGGCACAGCCACTGGCCTTGGTTTAACTGGCATGACTATTCTAGGCAGTCTATTAAGAAAATCGCCAGCAACCATTGCAAAGCAAGCCATTGAGACGATTGACCCAGACGACATTCAGAGAGCAAGAGACTTGCAGAGAGTTGCCGCAGAGCAGGGCATCCCATTATCAGCATTTGAAACACTGCCATCGGCACAGTTGCGTGAGCTTGCTGACTTTGTGGCTCGTTCGCCAGAGGGTCAGGGCTTGCTTGATTTTATGGCAAAACGTCAAGCTGATATTAAGCCAGCTATTATGAATCAGATCGACACTATACAGCAGACATCTCGCACCAAGAAAAAAGTAGCCATTGATGCACAGAAAGCGGCAGAGGAATACATTAACAAGGCTAGAGGCAATGTAACCGCCGCCACTACTGATTTATATGAAGCGGCAAAAATCCAGAAGATTGAGCCACAGCTTGTCAGCGATATTGTGAAAAAATTAAGATCAATGAAAGCTACTGCTGGGCAAGATACCGTTAAAGAGATTAATAATATTATCGGAAGGCTTACTGTTAGAGGTAAGCCAATTACCAATGTTGGCAAGTTGCAATCAGAATTAAAACGCCTTAACAAAAAGCAAGATGCCGCACCTATTACCTCTGATGATGCTGTAGCAAAAGAAATAATGGCTGAGTTAAAAGAGCCTATAAGCGACTTGCGTGACGCTCTTAATACCAATCCGAATATTATGGCGGCTAATGCAATATTTAAAGAGCGTTTGACCGCTTTTGAAAATATGTTGGGCGAGACTGGGATTGAGGCACTTAACAAAGCCAATATCACGCCGAAATCAGCATATCGTGTGATTACTGATTTTGAACAGGTTGACCCTGCTAACATCAAATCCATCGCAACAGCCCTTAATTCGCAAGACCCAACTATATTCCCCGATTTGGTTAGAATGTGGATGGAAAACTCTGCTGACAAAGCATTTAAGATTAGCACCACTGGCGAGATACCTGCTTCTGCTGGTGTAAGATTTGCCCAGTCAATTCGCGGCACAGATCAAGCAAGGGCGAACCTAGACGCTATCCTAGACAGCGTGGCAGAGGCACAAGGCGTTAACGCTACTGAGCTAAAGACTGGCTTTAATGATATGCTGGACGTTCTTGAGCGCACAAATATGCTTCCTGCAATAGGTGCTAGAACACAGCCTAGAGGTATGCTGAAAGAGGAAATAGAGGGTGGCGCAGGTTTGCTTGGTGTTGATATTACCGCACCAACTAAAGGGTTCGCTCAAATGCTACAAGATATGCGCCGCCGTAATGCGGTTCGCAAATTGTCAGAAGTGTTCACTGACGAGGATAGCATTTCAGCCTTGTTAAAGTTAGCCGCAGAAAAAGACGTATCTCGCAAGAGGGCTATTGTCGGCGGCCTATTTACAACAGTGCGCGAAACCACTCAGCCAGATACAGGCTTACTTGCTGACCAGTAGGGTAAATGATATAAACACACTAGAGGTAGTGAAACATGGCAAAAAACGCAATTACAGACTTTGACGTTACAGCGTCTAATAATACAGACATTGAGTCCATAGACATAGGCGAAGGCACTATGTTGCCAAGCAGTGTCAATGACTCGTTGCGCTCACTTATGTCTTTGTTAGCAAAGGTTAATGCTGGCACTGATGTCCTCGAAGACACATTCACACTGGCTGATCCGGCTGACAACGCTAAGAAATTTCGCTTTGACGGTGTAGGCGTTACCACTGGCAATACTCGTGTTCTGACAGTGCAGGACACTGACCTAACCGTTGCTGGCATCAATGTGGCGCAGGAATACAGCAAGACCCAGAACTTCAACGCTACCACACTGACGGACGGCGCAACGATTAACTGGGATGCCGCACAGAACCAAGTCACTAAGGTTACACTTGACGGCAATCGCACCTTTGCCGCGCCAACAAATCAGGTTGACGGTGCAGTGTATGTACTGACAATCATTCAGGATGCGGTCACAGGCGGTCGCACAGCGAGTTGGAACGCCGTGTTTAAGTTTGCTGGCGGTTCTGCGCCAACGCTGTCCACAGCCACCTCTGCGAAGGATGTGCTGGTGTTCTTATCTGACGGCACTAATATGCAAGAAATTGGGCGTAGCCTGAACATATCATAAGGACTCATTATGAGTAGTTTGCTTACATTAGCTGGTAACGCCGCGCCGACTGGGTTCTACGACTTCCCCATCGAGCAGTCCCTACGCTTCAATGATGACGACAACGCATATCTAAGCCGCACACCAGCTTCGGCTGGCAACCGCAAAACTTGGACATTTAGCTGTTGGGTTAAGCGTGGTAAAGTTAGTGGCACAGAT